TTTGCGTTTTTATGTTCAATACAATGGAACTGCGCCAAGTGGTTCAGTTGTAGATATTGCTCAAGCGCAGGTTGAAATTGGCTCAGTTGCCACCCCATTCAGCCGAGCAGGTGGCACACTCTCAGGAGAGTTAGCGGCCTGTCAGCGTTATTTTTACATCAAAAATGGCGCAAATGGTGCTAGCGGAACATCAGAAATGATTGGTCTTGGAACTTTTTATAACAGCACTATTTTTAGATGCCCATTACAATTTCCAGTTCAGATGAGAACGGCTCCAAGTTTTGTATCTGCAAACTCGGCAAACTATTTTCAAATACTTGGAAACTCAACTAATAACCAATACTCAACCGTTACTTTAGATTATTCAACACCAACTGCGTGTGATTTGAATGTAACCGTTAGCGGGGCAACTGGTGGACAATCTGCTTGGTTGCAAACAAATTCTGGAAGTGCTTTTTTACAATTTAGTGCGGAGTTATAATGAGCGAATATACATACTCAATTCCAACTGACCCAATTACTGAACAACCTTCAACAAAAGTAGTTGTTCGTTCAGACGGTGCTTGCATCCCTACCGACCCTGCCAACTCAGACTACCAAGCCTACCTAGCCACACTTGTAACCGAGTCAGCACCTACCGCCTAGTAGGGCGTGGCACTTCTCATCCAGCCCCCTTTTGGTGTAAGGTTTTTCCTACCTAGAAAGAGGTAAGGCAAATGACCCACGATGAATTAATCAAATACATAGATGACTCAACTGATGGGTTAAAGCACGAACATTTATTTGAAAAGTTACTTGCTAATACTAAGGCCCTTCGTGCAGTAGTGGAGTTGCATAAGCCAATTCATTTTATTCGGGGCTATCGGTGCAGGTTTGATGATGAAACATTTCCTTGCATCACTATTCAGGTTATTGAGAAGGAATTAGCACACTCCACAGAGAGTTAGTGCTATGCTTATGGCATGTTACTAGCAATCATTGGCTTCATATGTGGTATAGGCGTTGGGTACATACATGGACGAAATTGACCTTGTACCTCTTGACGAAATATACCGTCAGTTAAAAAACAGGTATGACTCCAGTGGTTTTAGCCACTACATCATACGCACAGACTGGCAGATTATCCGCCGTATTGGGGTACACCCTGCACTGGCCAAGCGAGAAGACTTAGAGAAAGTAGTGCTGGCTGCCACCAAGCAGTCCACCAAAGCCAACTATGTCTCTCGCTTGCGCTCAATCTACAAGCATCTGAACAAACTTGGGCTTATCAATGGCAACAATCCAGCCCTTGATTTACCTGACGTAAAGGCTGGCAGAGGCGTTCCTAAGCCTGTTACCAAGGCTGAGTATGCCAAACTGCTGGCAGAGGCTCAGCAGCCCTACAAAGACTGGTTTATCCTAGGCGGGATGGCAGGCCTGCGGGCAATGGAAGCAGCCAAGATTCGTGGCGTTGACCTTATTGAGACCGACGAAGGCCCAATGCTCTCAGTCTTAGGCAAGGGTAATACTGACCTTGTTATCCCCATCAGCCCTGTTGTAGCCGAGATGATTAAGTCTCACAACACGCTAGATTATTTATGGGTTATTGACCCCAACAAATTTTCCAAAAAAGCAGCTGATGAGATGCGTCGCATCATCGGACCAAATGCCAAGCACTTTCACTCGCTGCGTCACTACTTTGCTACCACAATGCTTGAGAAATCAGGCGGCGATTTGATTGCCGTTAAAGAACTTATGCGCCACAGCAGTGTGGCCACCACGCAGATATATACACAACTGGCTCACGGACGTACAAGAACGTTGGTGAACCTTCTAGAATAAGGAGCAATAGTGGCAACAGACGGTTACCTACATATCGCAGAACCAGCAGCAGCAGTAACCCTCGGCGCCCCTTCTTCTTCAGGTTCTACCTATCAGAACACCAGCAACCAGTATGACGTCGCTATCGCTGGTCTGCCATTTTTTCTTGGCCCATCCAAGGAGTACCCATACAAGCGTGAGACAGCCCAGTACCGCAAGCAACAGATTGACCAGCAGAAGGAACCAGGTGAGCAGACGCTCACTGGATGGTGGCTTCGCTCCCAGTCCTCATTCCACAATGGTGCAGGTATCCGCTACGAAGAGCCAATTACTGGCCCAGAAGTAGGCACACGCTTTAACAGGTCTGCGGGTGTTGATGTCTTCAACATTGGCAAAGTAACACTATTGCCTGATACAACTAAAAACGCAGACATTACAGTTTCAACTGGTGTGGCACCGATTGTTATTGGTGGCACAGATGCCAATGGTGTAGATGTAGTACTAACAGCCAGTGGCTCAACCCTGTACCGCACAACTGCTGCAGGTGTCACTACCACCATCACATGGGGTGGCTCAGGAGCAATCCTTGCCTTGGCTCAAGATGGCGTTAACTACTACGCCGCAAATGCCACTGGTATCTATAAGGGCACACTCGCTGGTGGTTCAGGCTCATCCATCTTTACTCACCCAACTACTGCCACATCTGTCAAGATGAACTGGGTTAAGCAACGCATCATTGCTTGCGTTAACCAAGTCATCTATGAAGTAACACCAATCACTTCTTATTCAGTGGCAACTACCAGCCTGCTCAATAACATCGCTACCATCAAGACAACTACAGCGCATAACTTTGGAGTTGGCTCTCAGGTAACCTTGGCATCAGTTGGCTCTCCTTATAATGGCACATGGTCTGTCCTATCTGTACCAGATAGCACCCGTATCACAGTCTTCATCAGTAACGCTAACGTTGCAGAGGCAACAGCAACTGGTACCGCTGTACTTGCAAGCAACAACAACCTTCCTGTCTATGCCCATCCCAACCCAGCCTGGGTATGGACTGGTGTATGCGAAGGCCCTAACGCTATCTATGTCTCTGGTTATGTCGGGGATTCCTCTACTGTGTATCGTCTTTCCCTGGATACAAGTGGAGCAGTCCCCCTTCTTAACAAGGCAGTAACTGCAGCCGATATGCCAAAGGGCGAACTTATCTACGCCCTTGGTTCATACATTGGCAAGTACATGATATTTGGCACAAGCAAAGGTGTACGCGTAGGCACAATTGATACGTCAGGCTTTGTATCTTCTGGCTACATTACCTATGGACCGTTGACTGTTATTACCAATGGCTATGACCCAGCCAGCGACTCAACCCTCAATGGTTTGCCATGTAAGTCCATCACCTTTAATGACCGCTATGCCTACTGCACAGTCAGTAATTACATTGACACAGATGGCAGTAAGACAACATATCGTTCTGGCTTAATCAAGATTGACTTAAGCCGAGAGATTGCTCCTAACCAAATGGCATATGCCACCCACCTTCAGGTTGCATCAAGTGCTGAGGCAGTCGGAGTATGCGTAGTTGGCTCAACTAATAAGTTGGCAATTGGTGTAACTGGTGTTGGTGTTTACTTCCAGGCAGCCACCCTTATTTCATCAGGCTACCTTCAGACTGGCCAGATTCGTTACTTCACCCTTGAGGATAAGCACTTTGAGTTGGTCAAGTTACGCGAGACTCTACCAATGCAAGGCACGCTTACGCTAAGCGTTGTCAACTCTGATGAAACAGTTGTTGACATCATCACCGTAGACAACACCTTTGACTTTACTCAAGATATCACTGGCATGGATACGCAAGACATTTATCCAAAAGAATCTCTAGCGCTGCGATTTACTTTCAACTCAGCGACAAATCAAGCAGTTGGCTCAGAGGATTCTTTTAATGGCTACCAACTAAAGGCACTGCCTGCTGTTAAGCGCCAGCGCATTATTACCCTACCCCTTCTTTGCTACGACTTTGAAGGCGACAGATACAACATGACAACTGGGTATGAAGGCGGAGCATCTGAGCGCATCCAGGCTTTAGAAACTGTTGAGTCTGGTGGCGATGTTGTAGTACTTCAAGACTTTACCAATGACGAGACTGTACGTGGAGTCATTGAGTCCATCACCTTCATCCGTATGACACCACCTGAACGACGCTTCAAGGGATTTGGCGGAATGATTATGTGCCAATTCCGTACCGTCTAACCGCCAACACAAAAGGAAACACCGCCATGAATTCAGATACCGCCACCATTGTTTACTCTTATTTCTTTGTAGCCGCAGCCCTGCTTGCAGGGATGGGCATGATTGCTAAACATACAATTGTTAAGCACACAGAAGAACTCAAGGACAAGTTGAGCCGCATTGAGTATGCGCTCTATAACGATGGCAAGACTGGCCTCATCAACAAAGTTGAGGAATCTGTCTCTTATACACATCTGACGCTGCCGACGAAGAGGATAGTGTAGA